TTTTAATCAGGCAATACAGGATCGGATAGACGAGCTGAAAGAAAGAGGTGATTACAATGGCTGATGCATTAACAAGAGATGGAATTAAATATATGATAGCCCGATTGCTGGAAAATGCAAATGAAGCTGTTGAAGAAAGTAAGGAAAACAAGGATGATGCGTACTGTGCTGGACGGAAAGTTGCGTATTATGAAATGCTCGATATTCTGAAAACGGAGTTGGATATCAGGGATCAGGACTTAAAAGAATTTGGGCTTGATATTGATCTCGAAAACAAAATTGCATAAAATGTGAGATACCACCAGTCAGAAAAGGCCGGTGGTATTTTTATACCCATTTTTAAGAAAGAGAGGATATAAAACATGAAATTTGAAGAAGTGTTAAAAGCAATGAGATCTGGAAGTAAAGCAAAATTACCATCCTGGGGAGGATATTGGTATTGGAGTCCAGAGAAAGAAACAATCATCATACACACAAAAGGCGGACAGGAAATGGATATTCGAGAAACACAGAGCGTTGTATATACACTTCAGAATATCCTTTCTGATGAGTGGATTCTGGCAGATGAAGTAAACTGTCCTCAGCTTGGCGGTGAAGCAACGTTTTCCTTTGGAGAAGCAATTAAGTATCTGAAAAGAGGAATGAAAGTAGCACGAAAGGGCTGGAATGGCAAGAAACAGTACATTCAGCTTGCAAGCGGAATTTCATACAAAGCGCCTACAGGAGAAATTATAAATTGTGAGCATGATGCCATTGGAAATATGGCGATTGCTTTTGTTGGAAGTTCAGGTGTACAGATGGGCTGGCTTGCTTCTCAGGCAGACATGCTCGCAGAAGATTGGAAATTTACGGAGGGCTAAGAGCATGAAAAAGAAAATTGCAGCAGTAATTGCATTGATGCTTCTGATCTGTATTACAGCCACAGGATGTGCTGAAGCAGATCAGGTAAGCTACAACATTTCCAAAGAAGCAGATAACTTCAATGTGACCAGGAAACTCACGGTCCTGAATGCCAGGACAGATACGATTCTTCTGGAATTGACTGGAACATTTGCATTGAAGAATAATTCTGACAACGAGCTGGAAGTAATTATTGAGACAGCGGATAACAAATATCAGAAAGATTATGTGTATCTGAATGACTACACAATGTATGTAGTTGAAGATATTTCCGGATCAGCTGTAGATAAATATCATTACGAGATTAATTTTCTTCCAGAGTTTGGATTAAAAGCAACACACAGTGATTGAGAGGGAGGTGAGAACGGTGAAGGTAAAGTGCATTAAACGCTACAGTGACATCAAGTTAAAGAAAATCGTTTAAGTTGGCGATATTCTGGAAGTTGATGATGAAAGA